GGCTGCGTTGCGGCGAGCTGCTTGAGGATGGTGCGGATGTCCCCCATGCCGAGCGACCTGGCCAGGTCCGCGCTGCCAGGCGTGGCCTTGCCCTGCGCGTCCCGGACCTCCACCAGGCAGCGACCCAGCAGGAAGGTGTTGCGCTCGGCGTCCGTCGCCTTGGGAAGCGCGAGCATGGCGGCCTGATCGGCGCCGTTGGGATACCGCACGATGGCGTAGCCACCCTTGCGCATCGGCACCGTCAGGCGGCCTGAGGTCACCGTCGTGGGCTCGATGGCGCCGAGGGAGATCTTCGCTGCGAAGTCCTCACCACAGGTGGGGCAGATGATCTCGGAGAACTCCATCTCGTCGCCGAAGGTGACCCGGCGGATGGCGACGACGAGGGCATCCCGGTCGCCGAGAAGGAGCTGGGGAAGAACGTCCGAGGTGGCCGGCACGTCGCCGATGCGGACGGTGCCCAGCTCCAGGAGTGTCTCCAGCAGGCGGAGCGGGTTGGATCGGACGCGGGCCAGGGCCTCCTCGTCGGCACCCGTCAGCTCACGTACCTCTGCCTCCGTGATGATGTGGTCCTCTCGGACCAGTCCCGCGGGGAGAGTGACGATGCAGTCAGCGGGCGCAGGGATGGCCGGCGGCTCCCCGGCCGAGCTGGTGAGGAGGGAGTCGATGGCGGCGGTCGCGCCCGGAGTGTCGCCAAGGACGTCGACCGACCGGCCACCAGCGGGAGAATCGAAGGTCCAGTCGTACTGCATTTCAGTCATGAGTGATTTCCTTGTATCGGGGATTACTTGATGTACGCCTGGGAGTTCGGGCCGTAGTTGTCGGCCACCTTGAAGTCCCACCCCTCGTGGGCGAACGTGATCTGGTTGACGGCGAACGTGTTGCTTCCGGCGTCGAGATCACCGAATGCCACCGAGGTCGGCCAGGCGTTGTAGAGGCGCCAAACGGCCTTCACCGCGGCCTTGTTCTTCGTGACCGGGTGGTCGATGAGCATGATGTCGATCGTGGCCCGGAATTCGGTACCCGTATCGCTCCCGGAGCCATTGCCCTGCATGACATCGAAGAGCTGGTACATCCAGTTCACGAGGACCTGGTCGCCCGGCATCATTCCCTTGGAAAGGGTGACGGGGCTGAAGTCGCTCTGACCAGGCATCTTCTGGGTGGTGGTGTTCATTCCGCCAGCCCTGTATGCGATGACATCGGTCGTCACGCTGAGGCCGCTGACGCTCATGAACCCGAGCTTCGGGTACTGCTGGGCGAGCTTTCCGACCTGGCTGATCTGGACGTGGAACTTGAACGAGCGGAGAGGGTCCGTCTGCCGAGAGGCCAAGCTCTGGCTCTGCGAGACGGTCTTTAGGGTGGATGCCATTCACTACTCCCGTAGCACGAGGTGCGCCGGGTGGTTATCCATGTGGAGACCGTGTGGTTATCGAGAGGTTTACGGTGGGGCCGGACCGTTATTCGATCCGGCCCCGATTCCTTACGCGGACTCAGTCACCGTCGCACCGCCGTCGTACTGGCTGATGTGGATCGCGACGTACTCGGCCGGCCGAGCAACGGCAATGCCGACGTCGATGTGGACTTCGCCGTTGTCGACCGTGGTGGCGGTGTTGTTGCTGTCGTCGCAGATCACCTGGAACGCGGTGTCCGGGGTCGAGCTGGCGAACTGACCCGCCTGGGCCTGCGTGGTGAGCTGCTGGGTGAGGGTCGCCGCGATGGAGTGCCACAGCTCGGGGGTGTTGGGCGCGAAGACAGCACTACGAGTGAGGTCGACGAGAATCTTGCGGGTGTAGGTGAGCAGCCGGCGAACGGCGACGTACCGGTCGGGGTAGCCGTTCTTCAACGTGCGGGCGCCCATAATGCAGATGCCGTTCTGGGGGATCTGCCGGATGACGTTGATGCCCCAGGCGTTGAGGTTGTCGAGCTGGGAGTTGGTGAATCGCAGCTCGGTCGAGTAGACGCCTGTGAGCCGACTGAGCGTGCCGGCTGCCGACTGGTGCGGGCCGTAGAGGGTGTCCGTCTTGGCGATCTGGCCCAGGACCGCACCGCCAGGCGGCAGGGTGCGGGTGGCACCGGACGCCACCGAGGACGGGTCGGCCGACACTAGCCACGGACCGAACACCGCAACGTAGGAACTGGACTTCAGCGGCGGCGGGCTCGTGCTGGAGTTCGCGGCCGGCGAGAGCTTGGCGTAGTTCGTGACCGCGGTGGCTGCGTCCAGGGACGGCGTCGAGGGCGCGTCGGCCACGACGAAGGCGTACCCGTAGTCCTCGGCCCAGGCGATGATGTTGTTGAGGATCGCGGTGTCGGTGACGCCCGGCAGGTTGACGTTGACGATCTCGCCGGTCGCTTCGAGCTGCTTCGTGGCGGTGACCAGATCCGGGGTCGCGCTGCCGTCCAGACCACCGGTCAGCGGCGTACCGGTCTGGAGCGAAGGGGTGATTGAGGCGGTCCACGCGTCGGTGGCGACGTAGTCGGCCTTGATGAACGCCGAGCCGTTGACAGGGGAGTTGATCATCGCGACCAGGTTCCGCGAGTCCGCCGGATCGAGACTGACGTCGTTGTACCGGTCGGCGATGTACGCGTCCGTCGTACCGCCCACCTTGACGGCCATGTTGAAGCGGCCGGCTCCCGTGTTGGCGTCGGAGACGTCGATGTACACCTTGTTGCCGAAGGCGCCGGCTGCCCTGGCCGTCAGCGACAGCACCGCCTCGGGGGTCGTCTGCCGGTCGTTGAGCGTGACGTGCGACGCGACCGAGTCGGACGGGACCGCCCGGCAGATGTACGCCTTGCCACCGCCGTTGGCGAAGTAGGAGTACACCGCGTACGGAAGCAGATCGGTCCCGGTGCCCCAGCCGCCGTACACGAGGTTGAACTGCGACCAGGAGGTGATCAGCGTGGGAAGGGCCGGACCGAAGTTGTGGGCACCGATGAACGCGGCGATAGCCTCGCCAGGGTTCGTGGTGACCGGGTTCGATATCGCATCCAGCGTCTCGTCCACGTAGATGCCGGGGCGCAGGAAAGTCGCCATAGAGAAAGCTCCTTCAGGGCCTACTGGCCGAGGGGATGAGTGGTGATGTCGACCGTCTGGACGAGCTTGATTTCGGCGATCTCGTCGAGGAGTTCGGCGCTCACGTGCAGCAGGTAGTCGACCTGCCACAGGCGCTTCCCCTGGGTGTCGCGGCCCTCGTTGAATTCGGGTCCGCCAGCAACTTCGAGACGCCTTACGGTTCCGTCCTGCGGAACTTCCAGGTAGGCCCAGCGCGGGTGGAGATAGTCCCGCGTGGAGAGCGCCTGTGTGATGCTCGCCGCGTGCCGCTGCTTTCGCGTGTAGACGGTGACCTGGTACTCGAACAGGTACGGGATGGGGTCGGGCGCCAGATAGGACTTGGTGCTGTCATATCCCTCGGGGGTGTAGCCGAGTTCGACGGTCCCGCGGTGTTCTCGCTCGTGGTCCGGTTCTACGCGGGTGCGCTCGATGACGATGAGCGGAAAGGTCGCCGCCGCAAGTTCGTTTTCGGGGAGACGGAAACGCACGTCTACCGGAAGGCCCTCAGTAGGTGCGTTGGTGTCCTTGACAACCAAGCCCTGGAGCTTCGCCTTGATGGCGGCATCCTCATTGGTTATCCAGGGCATCTGCTTGGGGCCTTCCGGTACTTATGTCACGTTTCCTCCGAAGTTAGGATTACAGCATTCGCAGGAATCTGTTACAGGCCCGGATTTAGGCGGCAGCAGTCCAGACGTTGTTGGCGTCGGGAGTTGCGCTCGCCATCGTGTAGCTCGCCGGAAGCGAGGTCTGGCCGGACGCGGAGCGGCAGAATCGGTAATTGCCCGCCGTGAGGTGCGCATTTCCGGGGGTGAAATTGCCGAGGGTGGAGCCGCACGCGAATGTGGGGCTCGTCGTTCCGACCACCAGGAAGGCGACGTAGTACTTGCCGGCCGCCGCGCTGTACGACGACGTGAGCGCCATGGTCTTGTCGCCTGCGGTGTTCCACGTCGTCGACATGTCCGCCGTGACGCCAACGCGCGTGCCGCTGGCGGTGTAGAGGCCCGCGAGGCACTGGTTCGCCGTGAGCCCGGTTCCGCCAGCGCTGAGGTTCACGCACAGGCTCGTGATCGTGGCCGGGTTCCGCAGGACGATCTCGACGAAGTAGATGTAGCCGGTGCTGAGCGCGGTACCGGTCGTCGAGCAGGACGCAGGATCCATCGTCCAGGCGATCAAGCCGTGGTCGCTGGGGCGGAATTCGTTCCTGGGGACCGTGGACAGGTCGACGACGGCACCGCTCGCGGCGCGAACCTTGAGTACGCCGCCCTCGGAGTACAGGACCGCTCCGCCTGTCGGGTTGGTGGTCGGTGCCGGGGACGCGTCCTTGATGCCCAGAACACCGCCGCCACCGCCGAGGTCGGGCGTAGCGGAGCCGATCTGGACGCTGCTGGTGTGCAGCGACTGGCCACGGTGAACGATCTGGCCGGCAGCGTTGACCTCGAATGCGACGTTGCCGTTGGTGTCCCGGAACTTGACGAGGGACTGGTTGGGCGACGACGACGCCGTGACCTCCAGGCCGACCGTGTCGGGGTCGTTCTGCTGGATGGCCATGCGACCAGCGTTTGCCGGCCCGTTGATGGCGAGCGTTCCGGTGACCAGGTGGTCGACCATCCAGGCGCCCTGGCGCAGCGTGGCCGGACCGGGGCCGGTGTGGGCAGTGGCGTAGATGTAGCCGGCGAGGCCCTTCAGCGACAAGTCGGCCGTGATGATCCCTTCGGCGTATGCCGGCAGACCATAGCCGTAGACATTCGCGTCCGAGCGCTTCCGCTTTCGCAGATAGACGCCATCGCCTTCGTCCGTCCCATTTACGTTTCCATTGCCTTCGATCGTGTAGATGAAGACGGAGTCGAAAGCGTAAACAATGCCCGTGTGATCGGCTCCACTGGGTCCCAGCATGACCTGCGAACCCACCGCCGGATACCAGCTCCAGCGGTTGGCCGCCTGCCACCAGGTAATGGAGGCCGAACAGTCCGCAGTGCGCGGAAAGAGGCTCGCGACGCCTGCTCTCATGGCGACCCACGAGACGAAGGTATCGCACCACGACTGTCCGTCTGCCCAGGCGAGGGTGGGAACTTCGTAGGCATAGCGGGTGAAGTTGTTCCAGCCGCCCTCGGAATACCCTTCGTGGACGCCGACCTGACTCTTGGCTACCGCTATGACAAGCGGCATCTGAGGAATGACCATGGGAACTCTCTGTCAGCTCGTAAGGAGCGCGTTGATGACTCCTGCGACGTAGGAGTGGCCGGCGTCTGACATGAAATAGGCATCGGTTCCTGCGGCCCCCGGATTCGAGGTGTCGCCCCAATAACCGAGCGAGTTCCAGTAGTTCCACGAGTTCCGACCCAACGCCCAAAGGTCGATGACGGCCGCCTGGAATGCGTGGGCGAGGCCGTGGGCGCGGTCGATGAAGTCCTGATAGCAAAACGTGGCGGTGTCTGCTGTGCCGATGTGCGGGAGCACGATGACGATGTCCGTAGCTCCGGTGGCGGTTCCGCCGTCCCGGATGTTGCTGAGGTGCTGGCGCACGCTCGTTGCCCAGGCGTCCGCGTCGATGCCGCTGGTGATGTCGTCGATGCTGACCGCGTAGACGACGACGTCGGCCGGATAGCTCGGGCCGCCGTTCCACGGCAACTTCAGCGCCGGCAGGTACTCGCTCGCGATGGTGTATCGGCGCGAGAGGTTGTTGAGCACGACTCCCGTCGCGTTCTCGCCGGCCACGCCGCAGACGGCCAGGTACTGGCTGCTGGTTCCGGTGTGGGTGAGCTTGACCGTGTGGGTGCCGACCGAGAGGCCCGTGACCTTGGTGGCGACGACGGCAAGTCCGGTGGTGGCTGTGTCCGTGACTACGACAGCGGTGGCGCCGTCGATGCTGTAGGACCACGGCGAGTGCTGACCGTCCGCGCCGAGCGTGTAGATCGTGATGCTCGTGCCCTTCACCGTGAAGGTGAGGTTGTCTCCGGGGGTCTTGGAGTACAGATAGCCCCAGCCGGGGCCGGCCGAGTAGCCGCCGATGGTCCAGGTGCCCGTCTGACCGATCAGCTCGCTGGCCCAGGAGGTGGTGTTGGTGTACCCCAGGATGCCGAGCGGGCTGAGCACGGAGGTGTAGAAGCCCGAGCCGCCGTCACCGTAGACGCTCTGGAGCGACGTGTTGAGTACGCCGGGCCACGACTTGGTGCGGAGCTTGGATGCCGGGAAACCCGCGGCAGAAGCACCGCCGACGACGGCGACGGTCGCCTTTCCCGCCCCGGTCTTGGCCGCGTTCCGCTTCGGCCGCCAGAACTCGCCCCAACTCGCGGGAACGTAGTACCCCTTGGTGCCCTGGAGCGCGGCATTCGGGTTCGATGAGCCGCCGCCTGCGGTTGCCGGGAGCTGGCTCGGGGCCAGCTTGCCGTCGCTGCCAAGGGTGGCGACGCCGCCGGCTACGGCGAGCTGGGAGACGTCGAGGACTGTGTGGCCGGCCTGGGTCAGGCTGCCATCGGTGCCCAGCTGTCCTGGGCCTACTCGCTTGAGGTTCACGTCGGGGTCGGCGGAGCCGGTGCCGAACGCGAGGACGCCGTCCGAACCGGCCTGGAAGCGCGGCTTCGAGTCGCTGGTCTGCTGCACGGTGATGGCGGCCCCCTGGCTGGGAGCCAGCACGAGGTTCACGGGCTGACCGAGTTGCTGGTAGCGGGCGTCAGCCTGGGCGGGGGTGACGTAGTCGGTGGACGTGGTGGTGCCCGTGGTGACGGTGTCTGCGTAGGTGGTCAGACGCTCCTCGACGAAGGCGTCAGGGCGTTCGTAGGTGGCCATGGGGCTCCTTGTTGTGCCGGGCGCTCAGCGCTCGCCGGCCCCCGAGGCGGGGATGTACTGGGCGAAGATCGCGTCCGCAGTCAGCTCGTCGGGCTTGACCTCGACGGCGGTGATGGACACGAGCACGTCTTGCCTGCGGATCTGCCCGAGGATGGACATCTGGGTGATGCGGAAAAGGCGCCCGTCGTAGGCGATTCGGTCCCTCAGGTACCGGT